AGAAACTGGCTCCAGGAACTGCGGAATCATGATGTTCCAGCGCCAGTGTCCGATATTTCGGTAGAACTCAATCCACCCCATGCGGCCGCTTGAGAAATTGACATCGGACAGAATCCCAGTCAAAGATTCAAACGTGATGCCGTAACCAGCTGCTACTGAATGCAGATGATGCCGTTGCAGCTCTATGAAATTACCAGCCTCTGGGGGCTTGCTAAATTCGATTGATTTCCCTGGGGGCAATACTTCAATTGCGCCAGGCTCTATTTTTTCAAAAAGGGTTGCAATTGCATTATCTGGATTCTTAGGATCAACAGAAGGAGCAATAACATTGTCAGGATCTGTATCTGTAATAAATGCAGTAAAGCAGCAAGCCAGTTTGTCCAGCAACATACGGGCCTGGGCATGGTCGCCAATATCCCGCAACGTGAGCAGCGACGAGGCGCCCCATGGAACACCAGTAGCCTGGCCAGGGCGCCGCACGTCGTAGACGTGACAAATCTCAGAGGCTGGGATTTCATCAGACCCTAGCTGCGACTGGCGCCAGTCGCTTTCGCCTGGATGATTTTTTCTGATAAAATAGCTTTTTAGCTTGCCATCATCATCGTATTTCTTGCCAAAAATAATACTAGAACCATTATCCTTTGACATATCTAACCAGTCTGGCTCTAGTACCTGCAAAGTGAGCGGGGCAAGGCCTTGCTTAATTAGGCGTTCATCAATGCGAAAGCGAATCAGGCAACTACCGCGAACTGCAACCGTGCGACCAATTAAAGATTGCAGTCCATAAAAGTTTAATTTTTCGTAAAAATCACAAAGCGGTGATTCTGCCCAATCTTTGTAAATTTGCGAATATCTTTTATTTTTATTAACTGGTTCTCCTATAATACCTTCTCCGATCCAGTTAGTTACAATAACCTTAATGGCTTTGTCTGCCCACGGATCGGAGTCTACTTGATCCTGATGCCTTGATACAATCCGCTGCAATACTTGGCGAAGATCAGAGTTGGGGCCCCGGCTTTGCTCATACCATCCATCAGTTCGACGCGATTGCTTGCCTGCTTCCCACGCTCGAAGATTGGCTTTATACAGCTCAGACTTTGCAACTTTTAATTGATTCTCCAGCTGCGCCTTGGTGCGTTTTCCCATCCTTAGGCTCTTTGGAAAGTCTGGTAAATGCGACGTACCGGCCTAGTCTGGCTGTTGGCTTCCACCTCGGCAGCCATAATCCTTTCCTGTTGCTGCATCTCGGCAAGCGAGCGAAACGTCATCTCTCGGCCGTCGCTAAACCGGGTCTTCAAAACCCCGCTAGCCATTGAGGCCCGCAGTTCCGCTAGTTGCTCTGCTGTGTAGCTCATGCCGCCATTATACCTGCTACCAGAAGCTGCTGGTCTTACGTCGGATCGGTGCCGGCGCTGCCCCTCCCCCTCCCGCCCCCGGCGCCTGGGTGCCCAGGGTGCGGGCGAGCTGGGCCCACATGGTTCCTGCTGCGTAGTTGCGTTTCACCAGCTCCAACATCCCCAAGATGTAGACCTCCAAATCCAACGGCTCGTTTCGGGCCCCCTTCTCATTCCGCCATTCAGATTGCTCAAAACCTCTGCCGTCAATTGTGGTTATAAGTTTCTCACAAGTTAAACCCTTAAAGTATTCATCTGTTGCATTTTGCCCAAAGTGCATAAACCCCGGCCCTGGCTGCTCAATGTTTAACCTTCCGTAAATAGTTCGTTTTAGAGTATGCGTGTTTATCATGTAAAGGGTAACTCCTTTTTTTATCTTGCGACCGCGTAAATTTACGTCTTGTTTTGTGCCATCGCCAAGGGTTTTAGCTTTCTTGTCGCTGCCGCCTTTGACTGCTACCACTCCCTCGTTGACCCTTTGGCGGCAGTAGTCATAGGCTTCATGCGTAAAATGCCCCCCAGTGTCAACCGCTGTCTTGTAAACCATCATGGTGCCGCCGCTTGCATGATTAAATACAGTCTTTCGAATTACGTCGATCTGCTTCCATACTTTATCTTCTGCTGGACTTCCATATACCTTTTCGTGCCATATCAGCCAGCTTTCTTCGCCCACTCCAAAGCCTTTGACCTTGATCTCTAGCCATGTGTCCTGAACGTCAACCGCAGCCAGTAACAGCAACACCCCATCTGGACAGAACCCGCTCGGATATGGGTTTGCCGCGGCACGTTGCATTAGGCCATCGGGGCTCACTTTTGCCGTTGCAGGATCCTCCCAGGCTTCGGCCGCCCTTTTGTTGACCCAGCCCTTCAGGAGCATGGTGTCATTTTTGGCGCGCAAAAATTCATCTCGGATCTTCTCCCAGCTCAGCCACCCATAGGGGGCATACCAGCCAGGCAGATGAAACCCTGCCGTCTCGCCATCGCCCTTGGCAGTAGCTCCCCACACCCCCCCGGCCAGCATCGCCACCTTGTGGTGCTGCGCCAACCGCTCACCGCACGTCGGGCACTTGCACCAAACTTCCCCATCCTTTTTGTCCCAAACCATGTGCTCCCAGCGGATCACCTCGTTGCCCCCGCAGCAGGGCATGAACGCGGCAAAGCGTCGACGGTCGCTGCGGTTCTCAAACTCCCAGGTGATCCGGCACGCGCCCCTAGTGCCAGGGGTGCTGGTGATCAGGGTCTTCCTGTCGGGAAAGTTGGTCTGCCGCGCCTCGGCGTTTTCGATCGGATCGCCCTTGTCGTCAATCTCCAGGGGCAGGCTTGACGCCTCATCAACCCATAAGTTCTGGGCCGGCATCCCCTGGGCAGCGCTGCCGCTGTTGCCGCCAATGATCGACAGCAGCATGTCCCCTTGAAACTCTTTCAGGAACATGGCGTTAGCCGCGTCCCTGCTCTTGGTGCTGACCTGCTTTGCGGCAACCGCCGGGGTGTCCTTGAACAACGGGTCAAGCCGTTGCCTTACCTGCCGCTTTGCAAAGCTCTCGGTTGGGAACAGGATCAGAAACGGCGCCGGATCCATCGCAATGGTTCGGCCCAGCCAGTTCAACCCGCATTCAGTTTTGGCCCCTGATTGGCTGCCGAAGATCAAGATCACGCGCCTGATCTTCCTCTCCCGTGGGCTCAACAGGTCCATGGGCTCCCGCAGAAACGGAACGCGATCGGTTCGCCACTGCCCAGGCTCTGAGCTGCTGCGTCTGGTCAGCTGCCGCTCGGCGTCGGCCCACTCGCTGACACTGAGATGCAGCGGCGGTTGAATGGCCTCAATAAAGGCATCCTCGTAAATCTGGCCGCCGTCAGGCATGTTGCTTGAGCCCCTTGAGGGCGTTCTCAATCTCCTCTTCAAGCAAGGCCCGCACATCATCGGGTTCGCTCATCGCGGCCAACCGCGCAGCGTTGCGGGTTGGGATGATCAGCAGCAGGTCCCGCACCTGGCGGGCGAGCTTGGCGGCCCTGGTGCGGACTGCATTCAGGTCCCCAAGCTCTTTGATCCGCTCTTTGTAATCCAGCTCTGCCATTTTCGCTTCATAGGCCGCTCTGACTTGCTTGCTTGTTGCCAGCGGCGGGCCGCCTTTGGCCGCTGCAGGGGGATGGCTAAGGGGTGTTGATTGCTTTTGAACTGCTAGGTCAGCCTTTGTTTCCTGCCTCTCAATCCCGATTGGCAAGGCAGTGCCGCCGCCCATGGCGCCATGTTCACTTGGGTCGGTACGGTCTGCCCATTGCTGATCTGCAGCGGCAGCATCAATAATCCAAAATCGACCATTTCGCTGCACTGCCGGGGGCGTAAGGCGTTGATCGTTGATTGCATTAATTACCGCCACATGAGAGGTCCCCCGCAGCCCCTTCGCCTTGCGGTGATCGGCGTACTGCTGGAGGTTCATGGGTCGTACTCAATCCCGAACCACTGCCGGCCGATTTCCAGCGCCACTCGCTGCGTCATGTAGGGAGGAACGGACATGCCGCAGACGTAGCCGGCGGCTTGCTTGCCAAAGTTGTAATCATCTGGGAACGACTGCACCCTGCAAATTTCTTGCCCTGCAAACCTGCGAGGTTCTTTCCAATGTATTGGCAAAGAATCTGGCGACGCTGCCATTGTGTACACAGGCTTGTTTGGATTTGCTACATATGCGTTAAATCTATGGCCTTTGGGATGAGCTTTGGACAAAGGTTCTCCTGGATTAACTGCTTGCCATAACTTTTTTGTTTCTTCAGTCAACCATGTAACTTTGTTACCAAGACAAGCATTTTCTATCACGCTTCCAATTTTGATTTCATTTTCTTTCATTTCTATTTGGAGCTTATTCCAGTTTAAGTTTTTCTGCCGCGCAATAAAAAACGTCCGCTCCCTGGCCTGCGGCACACCCATCCGCGCAGCGTTGAACAGAAACAACTGAGCGTCATAGCCCGCCTCCCTGAATGCTGCAAAGATCTCCTTAACGTATCCTTTGGCGTTGCCGAGGATCAGCCCCTTTACGTTTTCGGCCACGATCACCTTTGGCTGCAGCCGCTGGCCAACCTCGATGAAGTGAAAGAACAGGTCGTCTAGTACCTGCTTTACTTGCCCTTCGCGAAAGTGATGAGCATTGCCCCATTTCTTTTCTCTGCTGCCAGCCATGCTGAACGATGAGCACGGCGGCGAGCCGTCCAGTAGATCCAGGTTTTTTAGCTCATCGGGGATTTCTTCTAGCGACAGCTTGTTAAACTGCTGCACTCCCATCAGGTAGCTGTACTTCGGCTTGTGGTTGGCCCGGTAGATCGCCATCATTTCTGGGTCAATCTCAACGCCGCCCAACATGTTGAAGCCAGCAAGCTTGTAACCCATCGTTGATCCGCCGCCGCAATGGAAGCAAAAGAATGCCGTGAGGCCATTCTTTGGAACAGTGGCCAAATCAGTCAGATTCCAGGGGCCATGAAAGCAGCGCAGCGTCATCCGTTGAACTCAAAGTTGCAGCGTGGGCACTTGTGTTCAAACTCACTAAAGTCTTCTTCGCCGTACTTCTCGGCTCCCTTGTGATCCTTCGGCCCTGACTCTTCCCGGTCAATCCCTTCCGGGTCCAGCAGTCCCGCGATCCGGCCCTCATCAAAGCCCAGCAGGCTCAGGTCAAAGTCGGCCAGGTTCAGACCTACGATCTCCTGCTGCAGCAGCTCCATATCCCACCCTGCATTCAGCGCCAGTTGGTTGTCAGCTAGTACATAGGCCCGGCGCTGCTCAGCGGTCAGGTGACCCAGCACGATCACCGGCACTTCAGTCAGCCCCAGGTCCATCGCCGCGGCTAATCGACCATGGCCAGCAATGATCCCATCGTCCTCGCCTACCAGGATCGGATTCGTAAAGCCAAACTCCTGGATGCTGGCGGCGATCTGCGCCACCTGCTCAGGGCTATGGGTGCGGGCATTGCGCTCATAGGGCCGGAGCCGCGCCAGGGACCACATCTCAATCCGCTTTGCACTGGGGGCGGATGGCATCAGGCTATGAAGGCTCATGGCATTGTAACCCCTTACTTACATTGGCGGCGATTGTAAGCGCCTATTTTTCACTCGCTAAAAAAAGATCG